TATTCCGCGAATCTCAATTTTCGTACCCCCATTGGTGCACCTAAATCAGTACACGTATCGTCCGCTCGTTGCATTTACAGTTTGCACTGAGTTAGTTTAAACTAACATGTGTTTAAAAAATAGTTAAAATATTAGTTAAAAACAGTTGACATTTTATAAGTACAATGCTATAATATAATTACAGTAAAGTAAAGAACACCAATAATAAAGTAAAGGAGTAATTAAACTATGAAAAGCAGATATGTAAATAAAAATGGGTTAGTATTTGACAACGAAACTGGAAAGAAAATGTATCCAGTAGGGATGTGGAGAACGAATTCACACGTATTTTATAACTATAATGACATTTGTTATAACGAGTATATGGAAAATCCTATAGATAAGACAGAAAGCAAATTTGACCAATCGCAAGTAATATTAGGATTGTTTGAACACAATCCACAAATCAATGGGGTAGTATACGCTTATTATGAAGACTATAGAAAAATGAGAGATATTATTGAAGCATATAGGTATAGACATGCGGGAAAACTTTAAACAGTATGACGAAAGTCCTAAAATAAATGTTTCACGTGAAACAAAGAAAGGAGAAATAATATGAACCAATTAACAGACCAGGAATTAAAAACATTAAGAGAGGCAGAGGATATTTTATTTAACCATATTGAATACGGTATGAACAACGTTTTCGATAATGCTTTTTGCGAATTACATAAAGCTATTGATGAATACATGAAGCATAAAGTATTAGCAAAATCAATATATCGAATAGCTAGAGAGGTGACGAAATAATGCCAGAATGGATAACACACGCACAAGTCCGCAGGAGATTCCAAGAACACTTTTGTGAGTCACTGTATGATCACCCGGACTTAGTGACACCTAAAACAGTAGAAGAATACGAAAATATAAAAGACGTAATGATAGAGGAAAATGGTACAGCATTATCACTGTGTAACATATCCTGTATAACTAACCTGCATTATGCTTTTATTTACAAAGTTAAAGAGCACGACTATGATAATGGAAAATACTATATCGCATATATAACAAATAATCAACGTGTAGACGTACCAATTAGTAAATCTTTAATAAAGGAGTTATATTCATGGATATTAGAAAAATTAAAAGAATCATAAAAAGTGTAATAAAGGAAATTATTGCAATTTTAGCATTAACAGCTTTTTTCCTTGCTATATTTTATTGGATTTCTGTTATAGTAAACTTTTTTGTACCGATGCCATAAATTACCAATAGCATTTATTGTTACACTATTAAAATTGTTTCACGTGAAACATTGTAAAAAAGGAGAATAGAATTATGAAAAATAAAGAAAAATTTAAGGATAAAATTTTAGATGTTGTTTGTAATGAAGGAAAATTGGCGGTTGATGCGAAAACACATGAGCCCGTAAGTTGTAATAGCATTTCTTGTGGTGATTGTTTATTTTATTGTACTGCATTGTGTTCTGATGCAGTAGTTGAATGGGCGAATCAAGAATATAAAGACCCTATGGTAATATCCCACGCGGATTTTAACTTTCTAAGCTATATAAAAGATGAATTTGAATATATGGCAAGGGATGAAGACGGACGTTTATTTGCACATGCTATTAAACCGAAAAAATATAAAGAATATGGTAATTGGATTGGTATGGACTCAACAAACGTGTTTAAATTTAACGTTGATTTTCCAATGATTAAATACTCGGATGATCAGCCATGGAAAATATCCGATTTGAAAAAATTAAAAGTGGTAAAAAATTATTAAAAACTACTTGACATTTAAAGTAACATCTGATATACTTAATAATGTAAGGAAGATAAATATTATCCAACTTGCAAATACCACACCATACAGGGCGGTGTTCAAAGCACCGTCCACTCACAAAAATAACAGATATTCCGACACCCATGCAGGCGAAAAAATCGGTGGCAAATGTGTAAAGGTTCGATTCCTTTTATCTGATTCGACTTCACAAGAAGTCGTGCATTCAGCAGTCTAGCAAGCACAAACAAAATGAAAAGAGGTGAAAGGCAAAATGGCAAGAGCAAGAAAAGTAACACGAACAATTGCATCAACTAAAGTAGTTGTTATGTGCGTAAACACAGAGACAGCAGTAGTTGAAAATTATGAGGTGACAATCGCAGGTGTTTACTCAGACGATAAAAAACTCATGAAAGCAGTCACTAAAGTAGTAGAGACAGAAACACTTAAACCAGTATCAGTTGTTTCAACAGAAGTGATTGAGACACTGTACGGCATGGATGAACAGAAATTCATTGAAATGGCAGAGGTATTACCGCCAAGAGGAAAAAAAGAAGACACAGACGAAGTAGAAGATTAAGTAAAAGAAAAAGGAGAAAATAACAATGGGTAAAATTACAATCACAAATGTAAGCAGAGAGTTAACAGAGGTAGAGCAGTATCTTATGACAATGGATGCAGGAATCACTTCCATGAAGGATGTATTAGACGGTACTTCAATTCCAGTAGATGCTTACCTCGAGTACAAGGATACAAAGAAAGACGGAACAGAAGCAGACTTGCTTTCTATCATCACAGTAGATGGTAAAGTGTATTCAACAAAGTCCGCAACTTTCAAGAGTTCCTTAAAGTCAATTCATGAACTGATGCATGGTAAACCGTACGCAATCGTAAAACGTAGCGGAGAAACAAAAGCAGGCAGACCATTTGTTGACTGTGGTCTGGATGTAAACTCAGTAAAATAAGTAAAGTATTTTTTCTTTCCTAAAATATAATGGGTGGGCAGAACGCCTACCCTTTTCAAATCTAAACAATGTTTCACGTGAAACATAATAAAATGTGAGAGGTGTGTTAAAATTGAAAAAGAGCAAATCAAAGTATAGTCTATACTATAAGCAATATCAGAGAAAAATATCCGCATTAAGAAAACAGAATATCGAATTACGTGGTGCAAACGTATACCAAACAGAATCACAGTTGCGTAAATGGGGTATACAAGGAAGAGACTTAGCAAAAATAACAAGGCAGTTAAAAGCAGATATCAAGAATCTAGCAAAACAGGGGGCATATTCAACAGAAACAGGAGAAATATCAACTGTTGGTGTGTTAAAGCATGAATTGGCGTCAGAACGCGCCAAGCGTAGTGCAGAGACAAGGAAACGTAACAAGGAATCCGCAAAAGAGTTTTGGTCCACAGATACCCAACCAACCACGCACGATTTAAAAAACACAGTGCATTTAAAACAGCCGCAACTTGGTGATATGGCTAATCAGAATTTTATTGATGATTTTTTAGCGCGAATAACATCACCTATTCCTACAGAAACAATTTACGGTAATAGAAGAAAAAGGGCTAACATAGAGATGGCACAAGAAGCACAGTCTGCATTATTAGAATTGTATCGCAGCACTATAAATAAAGACGGTGAAATAGCTGTAGGTGAGAGACTCGCTAATAATTGGGAAGCAATTAAGATTCATTTGGAAGTAGTTTTGACTGATTCAAAAGGTGTAAACGTTGCTTCTTCATTGGAAGCCATTGGGGGGATTATTAGTGGTAGAACATTATCTGTTGTAGAACGAGATTCTTTAAATAACGAGCAGGAATCACTATATTCATGGGATATCGAGGATAATACATATGAATAGTAAACGTACAACAAGAATATTTATGTGTGACTTTGAAACTACAGTATATGAGAACCAAGATCATACAGAAGTGTGGGCGGTTGCCATTGTAGAACTATTCACCGAGAATGTTACAATCCTGCATCGTATAGAGGATATGTTTACGTACTTTCGTGCGTTAGACACAAACATCATAGCATTTTTTCATAACCTAAAATTTGATGGTGCATTCATCCTTGACTATTTGTTGGCACAGAAGAAATACCCCCAGGCGCTTATCAATGATAACGGTGTTTACTCATGGAAAAAGAACAAAGAAATCCAAACCAACGAAGTACGATACAGTATATCTGACAAGGGCATGTGGTATTCCATTACACAGAAACTACCAAACAATAAGTTACTTGAATTTAGAGATTCTTTGAAGCTGTTACCATTTTCAGTTGAAGTGATTGGAAAATCATTCGCAACGAAGCACAAAAAGCTAGATATGGAATATACTGGCTACAGATACGCCGGGTGCGAGATTACAGAAAAGGAACGAGAGTACATTGCAAATGACGTTCTTGTGGTAAAAGAAGCGCTTGAAATCATGCTAGAACAAGGGCATGATAAATCTACAATAGGTTCATGTTGCCTAGAAGAGTTTAAAAAAGGATATGACAAGACAGATTATGCGCTACTATTCCCTGACATATACAAGATAGAAACAGGAATAACAAAATATCCAACCTTTGGCGATTACATCCGCAAGTCATACCGTGGTGGATGGTGTTACCTTGTAAGAGGAAAAGAAAATAAAATATATCATAAAGGAACAACAGCAGACGTTAATAGCCTTTATCCATCTATGATGCACTCTGACAGCGGGAACTTTTACCCAGTAGGAAAGCCACACTATTGGTGTGGAAACTATATACATGAAGAAGCATTAAAAAAAGACCCACAAGGAGACCCAAGGTATTTTTTCTTACGTATTCGCACAAGGTTTCACGTGAAACATGGTTACTTACCATTCATACAGATAAAAGGTTCACCACTTTACCGAGGTACAGAAATGTTAGAAACAAGTGATGTGTACAGTAAGAAACACGATAAATATTTCCCATACTATTATGATAGCGGAAACAACAGGCATGAAGCTATCGTAGAAATGGTAGTTACGTGTACCGATTATTATTTAATGTTAGAACATTACGACTTATATGATTTTGAAATTATAGACGGTGTGTGGTTCTATGCAATGAAAGGCATCTATGATGAATACATCAACAAGTACGCGGAGATTAAGAAGAAAAGCAAGGGAGCACAGCGCACTCTTGCAAAGCTATTTCTTAATAATCTTTACGGAAAACAAGCTTCATCTAAAGATAGTTCATTTAAGATCGCATACGTGAAAGATGATGAATCACTTGGTTTTATAAGGCAGGAGGAGAGCAATAAGAAAGCAGGTTACATTCCTTGTGGTTCTGCGATTACATCATACGCAAGAGAGTTCACTATCCGAGCGGCTCAGAAGAATTACCATGGTGTTAATGAAAGAGGTTTTATCTATGCTGATACTGATTCTATACATTGCGACTTATTACCCGATGAAATAGTTGGTATAAGAGAGCACCCAACGGAATTCAACTCATGGTCATTGGAATCATGTTGGGACATCGCAACGTTCACACGACAGAAAACATATATTGAGTATGTAACGCACGAAAACAGAGAGATGATAGAAGAACCGTTTTATGATGTGAAGTGCGCAGGGATGCCTAGTAAATGTAAGAATTTGTTTGTGTTATCTATGAAAGGAAATGCTGATATAAATGGGTATACAGAGCCAAGAACAGGGTCACACAAAGAATGGACAGAAGAGGAAAAGCAGTTTTTGTTTAAAGATGATACACCCATTAAGCGTGATTTATCAGATTTTAAGATAGGATTAAAAGTGCCCGATAAGTTACGCCCTAAAAGAATGAGGGGTGGCGTGTTACTGGTAGAGACAAGTTATGAAATGAGGTAATAAAAATGAAAGTTAGGATGCAAGATATTGTGAAACATTGCGTTGCAATGCAGAAAGATTGTTATTTTTTGTGTTTACCACAAAGATGGGGAATGTTTAGTTAATATTGATGAGTTTACACCTAACGTGTTTTCTGAATATGTTGATGTATGCGGTAATTCACCTGAACTGGCAAAAGCATTATATACGAATGAGGAGATAGAACTATGAAAATAAGGTTGCAAGAAATAATTGAATATTGTTATAGTAATGACTGTAAAGGCTGTAAGTATGATAAAGGCGAATGCCTTGTAAACATTGGTGGACTATTACCTTGTGAATATATAAATTATGTTGAATTATGTAAAAGTTGTCCATCACTAGCAAAAGCACTGTATACAAATGAGGAGATTGAGCTATGAAAATGAATCTAAGGAATATAATTTTATATTGTGATAATAACATATGTGGCTTATGTAAATTTTATGATAGGGGGTCTAATATATGCAATGTTAGAGTAAATGGCGAAATACCATGTCGTTATAAAACAATGCTTGATGGTATTTTAAAATATCCAAAAATTGCGCAAGATATTATAAATGATGTAGAGGTGGAAATAGATGAAAACAACGGTGAAAGAGCTGATTGATATTTGCACAAGTAGATGTGCAAAGGGATGTGTTGACTGCCCATTTTATGAGTACAAATGTTATATGCCAACTTATCCACATATACCACGGGACGCAAAGAAACACAGAAAATTTAAGAAAGAAAAAGAACTGAATAAAGAAGTCGAATTAAAATTAGATAAATAAGAACATAAAAGGTACAATGCATAAGCAAAGTACCTTTTATTATATCATTGACTATCGGTGAAAACGGTCTAAAACTTTTACAGTAAGGGAGCAACCCCGACCATAGAAACAGCGGTATCTTTCACCCGTGCGCCCTGCCCCTATGTTTTTCGCTTTCTAGCGATAGATGATACCATTAATAACTAAGTGCCTGCAATACAGTTTCTTTACATTGTAAGTCTTTAAACCGAAAACAGCCACGTTCAAAGAAGTACCTCATATTAGATAAGAACAAGTCATTGCTCTTTAACATAACATAGTTTATGTTGTGATCGTCTGTTGTAATACTTATTCTATACGGATATGTCTTATCCGCTCTATCGTCACAATAAATAATACCTAAGTCCATATATTCTTTAATAGCGTAGTCTCTACCAAGATACCGAAGTGTAGCAACATAGGTACATTCTCCAACAGGTTTCTCAATAAATGCATTACTATCATTTAAATAAGTAGCTTGTGCAGAATAAGCCACATAATCATCAGTGATAAAGGCACGATTAAAACCACTTTCTGTCTGCGCTTTACTTGCGCTTTCATTGTACCCTTGCTCTAGCACAAACCCATTACCTCTTAAGAATTTCGTGTCTGATTTAAGTCTGTTTGAAATTTTCATAGCTGTATAATATGGGTTAATTAATGACACTGGATTCGCCATCATATAAACAGGGACATACCGAACCTGTTTACCTTGTCCACGTGCGATAGAGGTGTGGATTGAGATAAACTTTTTCACTTCATTTGAGCAGTAACGGTTTGTTTCACTCTGAAATTCATCAAAAATAAGACAGCTAATATCACTAAACATATGTGAGTTCTTCTTACGGCATCTGCATTGTTAAGAGCCATGGCATAACCGCAGGATACATCATTCAAAAATAATTCGTGAAATTTTCCATGCATCATTGGTTTACTTGTCATTTCATATTCAGGAAAAAATAATTCTTTAATGTCTTTAAAAAATTTTTCTGCTACGCCACTAAGTTCATAATCGTATCTGTATAACAGACCAAACTTTTCACACTTAGATAAAAATTTATTAACAACCAGTTTACCAAAGTAAGTAGTTTTACCACCTGTTCTGTTACTGGTAACCATATAAATCTCAGGTCTTTTATTGTTAAGATCTAGCATACTTAATAGCTTAGTACCATCATAATACCCCATTTTATCACCTCTTTTTTATATTATATCATAAATTAGACAGAATGTCAATTATTAAACAGCGTGTATTTTAATAGACACTGTGTCTATAATTATACAGTGTGTTGACAAATATACATTATTATGTTATAATTAAATAAGAAAGGATGTGATAAAAGCTATGGATGTAAATGCAGTAACTACAGCAATTTCAACACTTGGTTTCCCTATTGTAATGTGCGGTGCTATGTTTTGGTATATGCTGAAAGAAAAAGATGCGCACAAAGAAGAAATGAACAGTGTAACAGAAGCATTGAACAATAACACATTGATTCTACAGAAGTTATGCGACAGATTGGATGGTGACAAGAATGACGGTGTATAATGTACACGGGGGGCACTCATTAAAGTGTAGAGGGGTAAGTGATTTACTGGACGAGGTAACAGAAGACAGAAAAGTTAAAAACAAACTAATCGAACTGTTAAGAGCAAACGGTGATACAGTATATGACTGTACAGACGACTATAGCACAACACAGAGTGCAAACTTATCTTCTATTGTTTCCAAGTGCAATGCGCATAATGTTGACTTAGATATTTCAATTCACCTAAACAGTGCAAGAAACGACAGAGTAGGTGACGGAAAATGTGGTGGAGTTGAAGTATATGGGTACGACGATAGAATCTACGGGGTAGCCTATAAGATCGCTGAAAACATTTCGAACACACTTGGTATTGGTTTCCACGGTTCACCAGTAAAGTACAACAAAGAACTGTATGTGCTTAGAAAAACAAGAGCAAAAGCAATCCTTATTGAGTGCTGTTTTGTAGACGATAGGGATGATGTTTCTCGTTGGGATTCTACAAAGTGTGCTATGGCTATAGCATCTGCGCTTGGATGTAAAACAAATGTACAGCCAACTGTGAAACCACAAACAAATGTTTCACGTGAAACATATTTTCCAGTATTCAAGTCAAGTAGTTGTTCCATTGTAGATTGCCTGAAATCAATCGGTGTAGATTCCAGTTATACGTATCGTCAGCGTATCGCAAGTAAAAACGGTATTGCAAACTATAAAGGGTCAGCGCCACAGAATGATAAACTTGTTTCTCTTGGTAAAAAAGGGAGATTGATGAAACCGTAGAAAGGTATGAAATAAATGCCAAGTATTGATATAGCTTATTCGTGGGCAATACAAACTTGTAACGCACCAAATGTTGGGTATTCACAAACATACAGAAATAGACAGACAGTTGGTGGAATTACTTATTACGACTGTTCTTCATTTATCAATTATGCACTGGTTGCAGGTGGTTTTGAAACACCTCGTTATTCACCAAACCATAACGCTTTTACAACATCGTCAATGATTTCCTGCTTATTAGAACTAGGGTTCACAGAAGTAGATGCCAACGGAGAATATAAACCTGGGGACATTGGATGGTCAAGCGGACATACAGAAATGTGTTATTTAGGCGGTGACGGTAAGGGTGTTTTCATGGGTGCACATACAGACAATGCACCATTAGAATACCAAGTAAGCATAGGTAATACAAGCGGAAATGTTAACTACCAACGTAGCTTTACAAGATTATTCAGATATGGTGATGGCGGGGCAACTGGATATGGTGCAAGCATTTATGTAGTATCAGCACTAGCAGGAAATGCTTGGCGAGAGTCGCATATTAACCCAACATTAGGTCAACAAGGTGGCACAGCTTTTGGTATTTTTCAGTGGGATGGTTCAAGACGTGAAGCGTTATACACATGGCTAGAAGCGAATGGTTATGAGCGTACAGACCCTGTTGGGCAAATGAAATACTTAGTTGTAGAAAATGACTGGCAAGGTGAATTTGCAGGAATTACTTCCTTGCAAGAGTTCTTGACTAGCAGTAGCACGAATATCCCACAATTGGTTGAAGCTTTCGAGACATGTTGGGAACGTGCGGGAGTTCCTGCCTTACAAGAAAGAATTGATTTTGCATATAAAGCATATGATTATATTCAGCAGCACGCAAACGATTCAAGTATTACAACATGGGAAACAGAACCGAAGTATTATCTATCAGAATCACAGGCACTTAACAATGCTGTGTTAATGTACCGCTTTTATAGTGCAGGCGGTGGTGGCGGTGGTACACCATCTAAAAGAAAGAAAAGCATGCCGGTATGGATGATGATTCGTTATAACTTTTAGAAAGGAATAAGATTATGGCTGTAAGAACAAGAGAAGAAATTTTAGAGTCTATACGTGCTAGAGTCGGCGAACAGACGGATGATGAAACGATTGCATTTTTGGAAGACGTTACAGACACACTCACTGACTTTGAAACAAGGGCAAATGGTGATGGCGAAGACTGGGAACAGCGTTATAAAGATAATGACGCAGAATGGAGAAAGAAATATACAGAAAGATTTTTCAGTGATGAACCACAAGTAGCAACACATGAACCAAATGGTGATGAAAGCACGAAACCGAAAACTTTTGAAGATTTATTTAAGTAAGGAGAATTTTATTATGGCAAAAAGAATTGCAACAAGCACGCTTAATGCTTCAACGATTGACATTATGAATGTCATTAGACAGAACGCAAGTTATGATTATCAACAGAGTGTACCTGAAGTAACAACATCAGAAGACGTTCCTAAAGTAGGGGAGATTATTTATGGGACACCCGCATTCGCTAACCAGTTTTTAAATGCGCTAATTAACCGTATTGCTGCAGTACGTATGCAGAGCGCGACATTTAATAACCCTTATTCACAGCTTAAGAAAGGGTATATTGAATTTGGTGAAACAGTAGAAGATATTTTTGTGTCTATTGCGAATGCTGTTGAATTTTCAGCGGAAAAAGCGAGTGCAAGAGAATTTAAAAGAACATTCCCTGATGTACGTTCAGCATTTCACACAATGAACTGGAGAGTGATGTACCCAGTAACAATTCAAGATGAAGATTTAAAACAGGCGTTTTTATCCATGGATGGAGTACAGTCACTTATTGCTAAGATTGTAGACAGCGTATATACAGCAGCCGAGTATGATGAATTCCTGCTCTTTAAGTACTTGCTTATTAAGGCTATCGCACATGGTCAGATGAAACCGAAAACAATCGGCGACGGAACAGACTTGAAAGAAGGAGCTGTTCAGTTTAGAGCAACATCTAACTTATTGCCATTTATCAGTGCAGATAATAATATTGCAGGCGTTAAAACAAACACACCGAAAGAAAGACAGGTTATCTTCATGGATGCTACTTTCAACGCTCAGTTTGATGTAAATGTTCTTGCGAGTGCGTTTAACATGGAAAAGGCTGATTTCATGGGAAGACTGCATATCATTGATGATTGGACAAGCTTTGACAACGACAGATTTGAAGTTATTCGCGCGAACTCAACAGGAATTGAAGAAGTGACAGAAGAAGAACTTGCGTTGCTTGCAAATGTAAAAGCGGTTATCTGTGATGAAAATTGGTTCCAGGTGTATGACAACAACAACAAGTTCACGGAAAAATACGTAGCAAGTGGTCTGTACTGGAATTACTTCTATCATACATGGAAAACAATTTCAAGCTCACCTTTTGCAAACGCAGTTGTATTTGTAACAAGTGGTGCAACCATTGAAGCTCCTGCAACAATTACAGTGCATGTAGACACAAAAGACGAAGCAGATTATGCGACAGTATTTGCTCTGTCTCCGAAATTTGAGGGCGCAGGACTTGAAGCGCAGAATGTTAACTTCATTCAGACAGAAGCAATGACAAAAGCAGGTATTGCAATGCAGAAATATGGCGTGCTGATGATTCCGAAATCACAGCTTACTACAGAGATTGCGCTTGAAGCAGAAATCAATGGTGTTAAGTACAACACAACTAAGACGAATGTAACAGGCGCAACTACAGTGGGTACAGATATTGCATTAACCAAGCAGGGTTAATAATCAAAAAATAGGGTGCTATCATAGTACCCTATTTAATAAAAAGGAGAAAAAAATGTATATCAATCCAAATTCTGATATAAAATTACTGCATAACGTACCACTTGATAATACGTATGAGCACACAATATATTTCAATACTGATACAGAGCAATACAATTACTTTTCAAAATACGTGAAAAAAAGCTTTAGCAACCAATCCTATTTAAGGGTGAATAAAGGCGTGGCAAGAATGGATGTAAAGGCAGACGATATTTATGACTGTAATTATATGATGTTTAGAAACACGGCTTATGGTAGTAAATGGTTTTATGCTTTTATTACAAGTATTGAGTATGTAAATGATAATTGCACAAACGTTACTTTTGAAATTGATGTTATGCAGACGTGGTTTTTTGTTCATAATGTTGATAAGTGCTTTGTAGAGAGAGAACATCCAGTATCAGACCAAATAGGTGAGCATTATGAACCTGAAAACATTGATACTGGTGAATATGTTTTTAACGATTTTGGCTCATTACTACAGACTATTAAACCTTTAGCAGTTATTATCATGGTTAACGACACGAGTGAATCACCAAACGGAAATTTATATGACGGGATTTATGGCGGTTGTAGTTTACACGCTTTTAATTCAAACGATACAGAAACTATAACAAATTTCTTAAATCAATACGCTCAAAAGCCTGAAACTATCGTTGCTATGTATATGTGTCCTGTTATCGCACTTGGCAGTGCAATCCCTACTGGTGAAGGTGTAAATGTTACTAAATCGCAATCGTGTTACAATACTATTGTAAATGTAGCGAAATTAACAGAAAATTTAACTTTAGACGGTTACAAACCAAAATGTAAAAAATTGTACACATACCCGTATAACTTTTACAGTGTAAATGCAGGAAATAAAAGTGCTATTTATAGATATGAGTTATTTGACGATTTATTACCACAATTTAATATTGATGTGCCTATTTCATACCCTGTGCAAGTTGCTATTAAACCAATGTATTATAAAGGCTGTAAAGATGTCCCGTTAACAACAGAAATGTTAACTTTATCAGATTACCCGTTATGCAGTTGGAGCACAGACGCTTTTAGAGCGTGGCTAGTACAAAACAGCTTACCTATAACAGCAACAGCTATCACTGGTGGTCTAAGCCTTGGTTTAGGCGGTATGATACCTTTATCAGAAGCTTCGAATAACATGAATCATGCAGGTAATTTATTAATGCAAGGTTATCAAGCTAGTATTAAAGCAGATATTACTAGAGGTAATGTTTTCAGCGGGTCTGTAGAAATAGCAAACGGTACTAAGAATTTTTACGGCGGTAGATGTAGTATTACAAGTGAATATGCTAAAATGATTGATGATTATTTTAATATGTATGGCTACGCGGTTAAAAGAGTAAAACACCCAAACTTTAGCAGTCGACCACATTGGAACTATGTCAAAACTGTTGGGTGTTGCTTGACAGGAAGTGTACCTGCGGATGATATGAAAAAACTGTGTAGTATTTATGACAATGGTATCACATTTTGGAAAAATGGTGATGAAATCGGTGATTATTCGTTAGATAACAGCCCAGTATAAAGAGAGGTGAGAACAATGGGTAGAAGAAAAAGAACAAACTTTGAAGATAGTGCAACCACAAACACTTTAACGTATATGCAATATTTAAGACGTTTGATGGAACTATCTATGTCTATGTTTGAGTGGAAAAATTTACCTAGTACAGTAGACCCTCGTTATATTGAATTAAGATTATTTGAAACTGGTAGCGTTGTATTCTTTAAAGATGATGTGCTAGGCGAATTATGTCTTGACTGTATTCAGCAAGGTAATTTCGACGTGTATGGTAACCCTATCACAAGACGCGCTTATTCCTGTTATAACAATTATCAAAAAGTTCTAAATGATAAAGACAGTGTTATCATATGGAATAATTATCTTAGAACAAACAGCGTAACAGATATTAAGTTATACGCTAAACGATTGTGGGACTTAGACAGGAGTGTTGATGTTAATGCAAAATCGCAGAAAACACCTATTCTGATTCAGTGTAACGAAAAACAGAGACTATCAATGAAAAATCTGTATATGCAATATGATGGCAATATACCGTTCATTTTTGCAGACAATAATATTGACATAAACGGTATTAAGGTAATCAGCACTCAAGCTCCTTATGTTGCAGATAAGCTATATCAATTAAAAAATCAGATATGGAATGAAGCTCTTACTTATCTTGGAATCAGTAACTTGAACATTAACAAACAAGAAAGACTTATCACAGACGAAGTGTCAAGTTCACAGGGTAGTACAATAAGTTCAAGATATAGTAGACTTGAGTGCAGAAAACAGGCTGTTGAAAAAATCAATGAAATGTTCGGCTTAGATATTGAAGTTGATTACAGAAAAGATTATCAAGATATTGATTTAGATTTACCAAGTGATGATACGATGGGAGGTGATGCTAGTGAGTAAATACACAACAGAAGTGCGTTTTATATGCGAGAGTAAGAGTGGGTTGGCTGAAAGTAAAGGGTGCGACAACGTGGATGAGGTGCTTGAAAAGAGTTGGAACAAAATTTTTACAACTAACTGTACTTTCTTTGATGAAACATACCGAAGTGTTTTATGCAAGAAGATTTTAA